CCCGCAAAATCATCTCCCGGATCTGGCCGACGCTCGCGCTCTTGTCAAATCCGGAGATTTTGACGCCGTGAAGCTTCTATATGAGGATGTCCCGGACACCCTCTCCCAGCTGATCCGGACAGCATTCATTCCGAAGGATGGTACGCAGTTTTATGTTTCCGACTTCAGCGCCATCGAAGCAAGAGTCATCGCGTGGTATGCCGGTGAGACGTGGCGTCAAAAAGTCTTTGAAACCGGAGGTGACATCTACTGCGCCAGCGCCAGTCAGATGTTCCATGTTCCGGTCGAGAAGCATGGCATTAACGGCCACTTGCGCCAAAAAGGCAAAATCGCGGAACTTGCGCTTGGCTACGGCGGCTCGGTCGGTGCTCTAAAGGCAATGGGCGCTATTGAGATGGGACTTTCCGAAGATGAGCTTCCTCCGCTGGTGGATGCATGGCGGCTGACAAATCCCAATATCGTGAAATTCTGGTGGGATGTCGACCGAGCTGTTATGGAGGCCGTGAAATATAAACACGCAACCAGCAGCTACGGACTTACCTTCTCCTGTCGCTCCGGGATGCTCTTTATTACACTGCCCTCCGGACGGAACCTAGCCTATGTAAAGCCAAAGGTCGGTACGAATAAATTCGGAGGCGAGTGTATCACCTATGAGGGCATAGGCAGCACGAAAAAATGGGAACGGCTCGATTCATACGGGCCGAAATTCGTGGAAAACATCGTGCAGGCAACCTCCCGCGACATTCTCTGCTATGCCATGAAGACACTGCGCTGCTGCTCCATCGTCATGCATATCCACGACGAGCTGGTTATCGAAGCAGATCCTCGCATGTCTCTTGACGTTCTCTGTGAACAGATGGGCAGGACTCCTCCGTGGGCAAAAGGCCTGAAGCTCCGCGCCGACGGTTACACCACGCCCTTTTACAAAAAAGATTAAAAATCGTCCGCTCAAATCAGGCGTTCATCTCCAGTGGAAATTGGAGGTGGACGCCTTTAAGTCTGCCCGGAAAGGAGGACTTTTGAGTGAGCAACGATTATCGCAACAGCGAAGGCTATCCTGACCCAACTGCAGGTGAAGCACTATCCCGGATTGCTGCAAATGAAAAGCAGTTCCTTCGTGCTTTCCGGCCTATCGTCTACATCTGCTCTCCGTTTTCCGGAGATGTGGAGACAAACGTAGCCAACGCCAGACGCTACAGCCGCTATGCCGTGGACAAGGGATATATCCCTATCGCACCGCATCTGCTATTTCCGCAGTTCCTTGATGATAACAATCCGGAAGAACGTGAGCTTGGTCTGTTCTTCGGAAATGCCCTCATGAGCAAGTGCGCTGAGGTCTGGGTATTCGGCAGCCGCATCTCATCCGGTATGGAAGCAGAAATCAAACGCGCCAAGTGGAAAGGCTATCGCTTGCGCTATTTCACAGAAGAATGTCAGGAGGTTTAACGCTATGTATGAAATTAAAGAAAATCGCAGAGAGCTTTTCGATGGCACGGAGATTACTACCTACACCCGTGATGTGGTAAGTGCCAATATCCTGCAGGTCGAAGCCGGGACGACCGGCTACAAAGGTGGCGACACCGGCCACGGCGGACGCACTTATTTCCGCATTTCCGATGAAGCCAGCACAGATATCCATGTCAGGCCTTTCATAGACAGATTCGGCTGCAACGGTTTTGAAGTTACCCTTGGCGGCGACTGCGAACTGGAAACCATGATCCGCGCCCTGAAATTTATTACGAAGGTGCTGGAGGAAGAATCGGAGGAGGTGTACGACTGATGTTTACCCTGTATAGCACCGATTTTATCGGCAATCCCGGAAACTGCTCCTATCCGCATAAGACCGTTGTCATGGACGCGGACAGCATGAGAGACGCAGTCGGTCACGACTATGTGTGTGCGGAGTACAAAAATCACTACCGCAACAGCGACAACTTCCTCTCCGCTGACTGTCTTCCCGTGGACTGTGATAATGACCATTCAGAAGATCCGAAAGATTGGATCACACCGGCAGACGTGCTGGAGGCATTTCCGGGAGTAAGCCTCGCCATCCATTACAGCCGCTTTAATCAGCGCGAGAAAAACGGCAAACCGGCAAGGCCAAAGTTCCATGTGCTCTTTCCCATCGACCGGGTAACGGATGCTGCCCTCTATAGCGATATGAAGAAGCTGGTCAATTCCATATTTCCGTATTTCGATACGAAGGCGCTGGATGCTGCTCGTTTCTTCTTCGGAACACAGGAGCCGAATGTGGAGCTCTATCCCGGTCGCATGAATCTCACTGAATTTTTGAATGACGACGAGTTCGATGCAGACCTGTCCGGCGGTCACGAGAAAGATGTCGTGATCCCGGAAGGAAGCCGTAATGCTACCATGTCCCGCTTTGCCGGTATCGTCATAAAGAAATACGGCGATACGGAAAAAGCCTACCAAAGTTTTCTGGAAAAGGCCGCGACCTGCGTGCCGCCTCTGGATAACAGCGAGCTTAATACAATCTGGCACAGCGCCCAGCGCTTTTATTCCAAGATCAGCCGTGAGGACGGATATGTCCCTCCGGAAGTTTATAACGATGAGAATAGCTATAAGCCGGAGGACTTTTCCGACGTCGGGCAGGCCGAGGTGCTCTCGAAGTATTTTGCAAACGAGCTGCGCTACTCACCAGCCACCCACTTTATCCGATACAGCGATCACTACTGGCAGGAAACAGAACCCGGCGCACAGGCCGTCGCTCACGAACTTACTCGCAGGCAGCTCGCAGAAGCCAATCGAAATATGATGGAGGCTCTGCAGAAGCTCAAAAATTGCGGAGCGCAGGAAATCCTTGATAACACATCCAAGGCCAAAGCTGAACAGCTGATGAGCGACGAGCAGATGGAGACCTATCAGGAGTTCCTTGCCGCCAAGGCCTACCAGAGCTTTGCCGTCCGTAGACGCGACTCCAAGAACATTACATCTACCCTCAAAGAGACACACCCGATGCTGGAAATCTCGCCGAGAGACTTGGACGCAGACTGCTTCCTGCTCTGCACACCGGAGGCGACCTACGACCTTCGTAAAGGTATGGCCGGAGCCCGCGAGCACTCAGCAGATGACTTTATTACGAAAATCACGTCCGTGTCACCCGGAAGTAAAGGAGCGCAGCTCTGGCAGGATAATCTGGATCTGATTTTTCAGAAGGATCAGCAGCTTATCGACTATGTACAGATGATCTGCGGCCTTGCTGCTATCGGGAAAGTTTTTGTGGAGGCGCTCATCATCGCATACGGCGATGGACGCAACGGAAAATCCACCTTCTGGAATGCCATCTCCCGCGTGCTGGGACTCTACAGCGGAAATATATCCGCAGATACCTTAACCGTCGGCTGCCGCAGAAACATCAAGCCGGAAATGGCTGAGGTCAAAGGCAAACGCCTTCTGATCGCTGCGGAAATGCAGGAAGGTGCAAGACTCAACGACTCCACCGTCAAGCAGCTCTGCTCCACGGATGATGTGTTCGCAGAGAAAAAGTATAAAGATCCGTTTTCCTTCAAGCCCTGCCACACGCTGGTGCTCTATACGAATCACCTGCCTCGCGTCTCCGCCTCCGATGACGGTATCTGGCGCAGGCTTATCGTGATTCCGTTCAACGCCAAGATCGAGGGCAAGGCCGACATCAAAAATTACGGTGAGTACCTGTATGAAAATGCCGGTGAAAGCATACTGGCATGGATCATCGAAGGTGCTAAAAAAGTCATTGCGCTGGACTACCAGATTCCGGTACCGGACTGCGTGACGAAGGCCATCGATGAATATCGCAGCCAGAACGACTGGTTCGGACATTTTCTGGATGAGAAGTGCGATGTGAATGAGTCCTTTAAGGAAAGCTCCTCGGCACTCTATCAGGCATACCGCAACTACTCACTGGACTGCAATGAGTATGTGCGCAGCACGGCAGATTTTTACTTTGCGCTGGAGAAAGCCGGATTCGAGCGCCTGACACTGAATCGGAAGCGCTATTTCAAGGGCTTAAAGATTCATGAGGACAACGGCGCAGAGGAAGATTTTCTGCAGTAATCCGGGACTATGACAAGGTGTATCAAGGTCTTATATAAAAACTCTCTTAGGCCTAAAAAATAGCTCTAAGAAAAAGTTTTGGTAAATACCATTGATACACCTTGCACATCCCCTGAAATTAACGCCTGACGGAGGTTTGCAATGATAGAAAAACAGATAGAAAACAAGTTAACTATGGCGGTGAAAAAGAACGGCGGCATTGCACTTAAGCTGGTGTGTCCCTCTTTCGCAGGAATGCCCGACCGCCTGATCTTACTCCCTGACGGCCATATCGGCTTCGCAGAGCTGAAGGCACCCGGCAAAAAGCCACGCCCTCTCCAGCTCTCACGCCACAGGCTGCTGCGGGAGCTTGGCTACCGGGTATACGTCATTGACGATCCGGAGCAGATTGGAGGGATGATCGATGAACTTCAATCCACATGATTATCAGGCTTATGCCATCCGCTACATCGAAAAGCATCCCGTGGCTGCAGTCCTTTTAGATATGGGACTTGGCAAGACGATCATCAGCCTGACGGCAGTAAATGACCTGTTATTTGACAGCTTCGAAGTGCATCGCGTTTTAGTGGTAGCTCCCTTAAGAGTCGCCCGCGATACTTGGCCAGCGGAAATAAAAAAATGGGAGCACCTTGACGGTCTTACCTATGCGGTCGCAGTCGGGACACCGAAGGAGCGAAAAGCCGCCCTCATGCAGCAAGCAGACATCACGATCATCAACCGTGAAAACCTGCAGTGGCTCATTGACGAGTCCGGCTTTCCCTTTGACTTCGACATGGTGATTATCGATGAGCTGTCGTCCTTCAAAAATCATAAATCCAAGCGCTTCAAGTCGCTGATGAAGGTACGGCCTCGGATTCACCGGATTATCGGCCTGACGGGCACTCCTTCTTCGAACGGCCTCATGGATCTGTGGGCAGAGTTTAAAGTGCTGGATATGGGTGAGCGCCTCGGACGCTTTATCACACAGTACCGGTCAAATTACTTCATGCCGGACAAGCGAAACGGCGAGATCATCTATTCCTACAAGCCGCTGCCCTATGCGGAAGATGCCATCTATCGGAGGATTTCGGATATCACGATTTCCATGAAATCTACCGACCATCTGAAGATGCCGGAGCTGGTTTCAACGGAATACGAAGTACAGCTTTCTGAATCTGAGCGCAGCCGTTATGAAGATTTGAAACAGGAGCTCATATTGCATCTCCCCGATGGTGAGGTGACTGCTGCCAATGCTGCATCGCTTACAGGCAAGCTCTCACAGCTCGCAAATGGTGCCATATATGCAGATACCGGTGAGGTCATCGAGTTCCACGACCGGAAGCTGGACGCTTTGGAGGATATTATCGAGGCCGCCAATGAAAAACCGCTTCTTGTGGCCTACTGGTTCCGGCATGACCTTAGCCGCATCAAGAACCGCTTCAATGTTCGGGAGATCAAGACCAGCCGCGATATTGCTGACTGGAATGCGGGAAAGATTCCTGTAGCAGTCATCCATCCGGCCTCTGCCGGTCACGGTTTGAACCTTCAGGCCGGAGGCTCCACCCTTGTGTGGTTCGGTCTTACATGGTCGCTGGAATTATATCAACAGACCAACGCCCGTCTCTGGAGGCAAGGTCAAGAATCCGGCACTGTGGTGATTCAGCACATTATCACCAAGGGCACCATCGACGAAAGGATCGTAAAGGCGCTATCCAAGAAAGAAATGACGCAGACCGCACTGATTGACGCGGTCAAGGCTGATCTTGAGGTGGTGTGATGACCGATCCTTATGAAAATCTCGCCAATGCCATCGTGCTGCAGGCAGTGAAGGATTACCGGGATGCCCTGAAGCGCCTGAAAAAGAAGCCCGGTAATCAAGCTGCTATGTCGGATGCAATGGAGTGTGAACGGTTCTTCCGCTCCGGCTGGTACAAGGCCTTAACGAGTGTGGACGGCGAGTATCTCATACAAAAACTACGAGAGGAGGCGAAGTCCTTATGACAATAAAAGAATATCTCCATCAGGCCTACCGCCTTGATCAGAGAATCAAGTCCGACACGATGGAAGCACAAAACCTGCGTGAGATGGCAGGCAGCGTGTCGGCTATCCAATATGATAAAGACCGCGTGCAGACATCGCGTAATACCGAAGCACCATTTGTCCGGACGCTTGAGAAGCTGTGGACACTGGAAAAGAAAATCGCCGGTGAGCTGGAAATGCTATCAGACCTTAAGAAACAGATACGGGAGGTCATTGAGGCAGTCCCTGATACCGACGAGCGCATGGTACTCAAGTACCGCTACATCCATAACTATACATGGGAGCAGATCGGAATGGAGCTCTGTGCAGATGCCCGCACCATTCGTCGCTGGCACGGCAAAGCGCTCCTTCATGTAACGCTTCCGGATGATCCAATTATCATTTGAAATGCGCCCGAAATGTCCTGCTTTGTCCTAAGATGTCCACCCGCCCTTTATGATAGTATATAATCAGCGAAAAGAATAAAGAAACAGCTGCACGCGCAGCACACAAGCCTTGCGGGAACACCCTGCAGGGCTTTCTTTATGCCCTGAAAGGAGGCACGGCTTATGCCAAGAAAACCACAACGACCGTGCCGCTATCCCGGCTGCCCACACCTAACGGACGGTGTTTATTGTGAGGAGCACGCCAAGGTCATGGAACAGCACTACGAGAAGTTCCAGCGTGGCTACTCTCCCGGCAAACGCTACGGCAGAGCATGGAAACGAATCCGTGACCGTTACGTTCATAAGCACCCGCTTTGTGAGCAGTGCTTAAAGGAAGGACGTTACGTCGCGGTCGAGGAAGTCCACCACATCGTGCCGCTTGCTGAGGGAGGATCGAATGACGAGTCCAACCTTATGAGTCTTTGTCGTTCGTGTCACGAGAAGATTCACCGCGAGCGCGGCGACCGGTAGGGCGGTCAAAATCTCTACGACCCTTTTCCCCGGAAAACGGCGCGGGGTCTTTTACGCAAAAATTGCAATTCAAACAGGGTATTAAACCCTGCACCACAGAAATGGAAGTGATCGACATGGCGAAAGACGGAACCTATCGCGGCGGGCGGCGTGTCAAAGCTGGCTCCAAGCCGGACGCCCTCGCCGACAAAATTATGAAAGGCGCACCTGCAAAGCGTATGGAGCTGCCGGACTTCACTGACGACATGACCGACTTCGATGTTGACGACATCGGTGACGGCGTGGAGCTGGAAGGCATGGATATGCCAAGCCCGGATGATTACCTCTCTGCTCTTCAGAAGGACGGTAAGCCCCTCGGCGCAGATGAAATCTATAAGGAAACATGGCTGTGGCTCAAGGAGCGCGGCTGCGAGAGGCTGGTAAACAAGCGCCTGCTCGAAAGTTACTCTGAGGCCTTTGCCCGGTATATCCAGTGCTCCGAAGCTGTCAGCAAATACGGCATGCTCGGAAAGCACCCGACCACCGGCGCTGCAATTGCGAGTCCATTCACACAGCTTTTGATGAATTTTCAGAAGCAGGCCAACCTGCTCTGGTATGAGATTTACGACATTGTGAAGCAGAACTGCACCGAGCCCTTTGAGGGAAGCCCGCAGGACAGCGTGATGGAGCAGCTGCTTCGAAGCAGGAGGAATATGTAAATGAACACACAGAAATTAGAACAGGTACATATTGATAAACTGGTGCCCTATGCCCGGAATGCCCGGACGCATAGCAAGGAGCAGATCGCACAGCTCCGCGCTTCTCTCAGGGAGTTCGGCTTTGTGAGTCCTGCGGTCATTGATGCAGATTATAACATCCTCGTCGGCCACGGTCGCATTACGGCTGCCCGCGAGGAAGGATATGAAACCGTGCCCTGCGTCTTTGCCGAGAACCTGACGGAAGCACAAAAGCGTGCGTATATCCTTGCGGACAATCAGCTGGCGCTCAACGCAGGCTGGGATGAGGAAATGCTGTCGGTCGAATTATCTGACCTGCAGGATCAGTCCTTTGACCTATCTCTCCTCGGCTTTGACGCCGGTGAGCTGGATAAGCTGCTCGGCACCGGGAATGAAAAGGACATCGCCGATGATGACTTTGACCTCACCGCTGCCCTTGAGAAGGCTTCTTTCGTGGATCCCGGCGACATCTGGACGGTTGGCAAGCATAGAGTCATGTGTGGCGACGCCACCTCGCCGGAAGATGTGGAAAAGCTCATGGACGGCAAGAAGGCAAACCTTGTTCTGACCGATCCTCCATATGGCGTTTCCTTCAAAGCCTCGGACGGCCTTACGATCCAGAACGATTCGCTCAAGGGCGAAGAATTTTACAAGTTCCTGCTGGCAGCTTTTAAGAACATGGCTGACCACCTCGAAAAAGGCGGAGCCGCTTACTGCTTCCATGCGGATACCGAAGGGCTCACGTTCCGAAAGGCATTCATTGACGCAGGTTTTCACCTCGCCGGTGTGTGTATCTGGGTAAAGAACAGTCTCGTGCTCGGTCGCTCCGATTATCAATGGCAACATGAGCCTGTGCTCTACGGCTTTTTGCAAAACGGCAAGCACCCGTGGTATTCCGACCGCAAGCAGACCACCATCTGGAACTACGATAAGCCAAAGCGCAATAAGGATCACCCGACCAGCAAGCCGCTCGATCTTCTGGGCTATCCCATCCAGAACTCCTCTCAGGAGAATTCTGTAGTTATTGATACCTTCGGCGGCTCCGGTTCCACGCTGATGGCCTGTGAGCAGTTAAACCGTATCTGCTACATGATGGAGCTCGATCCGAAATACGCCTCTGTCATCCTTCGCCGTTACGTGGAGGATACCGGCGATGAGGAAAATGTGTATGTAATAAGGAACGGCGAAAAGCTCCTCTATTCCGCTCTGGCAAAGGAAGTCGAGACCTCTCCGACGGCGGGTGTATAGTACACAATTTCTGCCCGGATTCTTCGGCGATTTTCTACCTCAGAAAATGTCGAAAATCGCTTGATAAATAAGGCTTTCAGAGTGATGTATATACATGCCGAAAGGCACAGCAACAACCACATTTTCAAAGGAGGAACACACTCATGAAAGCAAATTACAACGTGACCGGAAACGGCAGAAAAGCATTAGTCGCAGCCATTGAAAACCTCACCGGCGACAAGGCAATCTACATGCGTATGCCGACCTGCGCTTACGAGATCGGCGACGTCACGGTCGACAAGGAAGGCAGCGTAACCTGCGAGGACGCAGACAAGCTGGAACGCATCATCCACAACCTGATCGCGGATGGCTTCACACCGGAGGATACCGAAGAGGTCGAAAGCGACGATGAAGCCACTGGCCTTACCGTCAGCCTCCCGCTCGACAAGGTGGCGGTCGGAAACCTCACCAACCTCCTCACAGCCAAGGAAAGCCTCATCAAAAAGGCTCTCGGCATTGACGACCTTGGCATCGAGGTCACAGAGGATACGGTCAGCTTCCCTTGGTTTACTGAGATGCCGGAGCCGGAAGAGGTTAAGGCCTACACCCACTTCATTGCAGCCCTTGGCAAAATGAGCCGGGATTTGAAGCGCATCAGCGCCACCGAGAAGGAAGTCGACAACGAGAAGTACGCATTCCGCTGCTTCCTCCTGCGACTTGGCTTCATCGGAAACGAGTATAAAGCAGAGCGCAAGATTCTCCTTAAGAATCTCTCCGGCAACTCCAGTTGGAAGAACGGCGCACCGGAAAAGGAGGTGGCAGCATGCGAATGATCACGAAAGAGCAGCTTGAAGCGCTCCGCTCCCGCTACCCGGCAGGCACCCGCGTGGAGCTTCTCCAGATGGACGATGTGCAGGCTCCGCCTATCGGCACCAAGGGAACCGTTACGGGAGTCGACGATACCGGCAGCCTAATGGTGAACTGGGACAACGGCTCCGGTCTGAATGTCATCTACGGCATCGACCGTGTGCGGAAGGTGGTGGACTGAGATGGATGAAAAGGTAAAGGAGCAGATTCTTGCCATCCGGGACACCGGCCTTACAAATATGTTCGATGTAAACACAGTGCAGCGGCTGGCCTATGAGAAAGACTTCTACGAACTGGTTTTATACCTTGAGGATCACCGGAAAGAATACGTGAATTTCATTCTGACCGGCGAGGCATAAACTACACAATTTAGGCCTCAAAACTTCCTGCAGGATTGTCACATATATTTCGATAAATAGCTTGCTATAACAGGCGTTCAGAGTGATATATGTACATACCAAAAGGGAAAACAACCACAATGAGGAACCATCATGAAGTACACAATCGAAGCCATAGAAAACGCAAAGCCCGGAATGCGCTGGGAAGAGATCGGATGCCATTGGACACTGGGACAGGCCTACCTTTACAGCAAAGAAGCCGGAAACGACCTGCCGAATTTCGCCGAAGTCATCTGGGATTACGACATCGAAGCGATCCTTGCAGATTGCCGGAAGCTCGGAGTGAAGGAATTCACCATCAGCTCCACCTTCTCAAGCCTTATCGAGACCATTGCAAAGTTTGAGGAGCTCGGCTGCACACTGGACGGAATTGTAAAGGTCAAGGAGCGCTACACCCACTTCGGAAGCGACGAGCACGCCCTCATCCCGGCTTTCAAGATGACGGTAAAGGAGGCGTAAGGAAAATGTGGAGCGAAGGAGTTATCGGCATCCCGGATGCCAAGGACAAGGAAAAATACACCAAGTGTCACTACTGGGTAAAACACTACGACGAGCCAAGCGAGACCTACGGCATTAACGGAGGCAGGATCAGCAAGCTCATGATCAAGATTGACGGCGAGACCGTTTGCAACTACGACAGAGGCTGGGACATTCATCCCACCTGCAAGGAAGCAGAGATGGCGCTTTGCATTCTGCTGGATAACCACAACTAAACATTAAACCCTGAATATGAATATTCCGGGAGACTGAGCCAGAAGGCTCTTTCTCTCGTACTGATACCGGATCGCTTAAGCGGTCTTTTATTTTGCCCTGAAAGGAGGCGGCCACCGTGCCAATGCGAAAACTGAAAAACTATAAGCCGACCCGCTTCATGGCAGAGACTTCTCACTACAGCATGCAGATGGCGGACTTCGCGGTGATGTTCATCGAACAGCTCACCCACACCAAAGGCACGTGGGCAGGAAAGCCCTTCGAGCTCATCGACTGGCAGGAACGGATCATCCGCGACCTGTTCGGTGTCCTGAAGCCGAATGGTTACCGTCAGTTCAATACGGCCTACATCGAAATCCCAAAGAAGATGGGAAAGTCAGAGCTGGCCGCCGCTGTCGCCCTGCTCCTTTGCTGCGGTGACGGTGAGGAACGCGCCGAAGTCTACGGTTGCGCTGCAGATAGACAGCAGGCCACCATCGTTTTTGATGTTGCTGCGGATATGGTAAGGATGTGCCCGGCGCTTAATCGGCGCGTCAAAATACTGGCCTCCCAGAAACGGATCATCTATGAGCCTACCAACAGCTTCTATCAGGTGCTCTCCGCTGAGGCCTACAGTAAGCACGGCTTTAATATCCACGGCGTGGTATTTGATGAGCTGCACACCCAGCCAAACCGGAAACTCTTTGATGTAATGACAAAGGGCTCCGGTGATGCCAGAATGCAGCCGCTGTATTTCCTGATTACCACTGCAGGGAATGACACAAACACCATCTGCTATGAAGTCCACCAGAAAGCGCAGGACATCCTCGACGGCAGGAAGGTCGATCCAACCTTTTATCCGGTCATTTACGGCGCGGAACCTGATGAGGACTGGACTGATCCGGAGGTGTGGAAAAAGGCAAATCCCTCTCTCGGTATCACGGTCGGCATTGACAAGGTAGAAGCGGCCTGCGAATCGGCAAAGCAAAACCCCGGTGAAGAGAATTCCTTCAGGCAGCTGCGCCTTAATCAATGGGTAAAGCAGGCTGTACGCTGGATGCCAATGGATAAATGGGACGCCTGCGCCTTTCCGGTCAATGAGGATGACCTCGAAGGACGTGTCTGCTATGGCGGTCTTGACCTGTCCTCCACTACGGATATTACATCTTTTGTGCTGGTATTCCCGCCACGGGATGAAGACGACAAGTATGTGATCCTCCCATACTTCTGGGTGCCAGAGGATACGCTGGATCTTCGCGTGAGACGCGATCATGTGCCCTACGATACTTGGGAGAAGGAAGGCGTGCTGCAGACTACCGAAGGCAACGTCATCCATTATGGTTATATCGAGAAATTCATCGAACGCCTCGGCGAGCGCTTCAATATTCGCGAGATAGCCTTCGACCGCTGGGGAGCAGTCCAGATGGTTCAGAACTTGGAGAACATGGGCTTTACTGTCGTGCCCTTCGGACAGGGCTTTAAGGATATGAGCCCGCCCACAAAGGAGCTCATGAAGCTGACACTTGAGCAAAAGCTCGCCCATGGCGGCCACCCGGTGCTCCGCTGGAATATGGATAACATCTTCATCCGTACTGACCCAGCCGGAAATATCAAGGCTGACAAGGAAAAATCTACAGAGAAGATCGACGGAGCCATCGCCACCATCATGGCACTTGACCGTGCGATCCGCTGCGGCAATGACAACGGTGCTTCTGTCTATGACGACAGAGGCATTTTATTTATCTGAAAGGCAGGTGATCAATATGAGCATATTTTCAGGACTGTTTCGTTCAAGAGATAAGCCTACCAATTCAACAACCGGAAGCTCCTACCGCTTCTTCTTCGGCGGGACGACCTCCGGCAAGGCTGTAACGGAGCGCTCCGCCATGCAGATGACGGCGGTCTACTCCTGCGTGAGGATTCTGTCCGAGGCAATTGCAGGCCTGCCGATACACCTCTATCGATACGGCGAAGGCGGCAGCAAGGAAAAAGCGATAAATCATCCGCTATACTTCCTGCTTCACGATGAGCCAAATCCGGAAATGACATCCTTTGTATTCCGGGAAACATTGATGACGCACCTACTCCTGTGGGGAAACGCCTACGCACAGATCATTCGGAACGGCAAAGGTGAAGTGGTCGCGCTCTATCCTTTGATGCCAAATCGTATGACGGTCAACCGTGATGAAAACGGAGAGCTTTATTACGAATACCAAACATCGCAGGACGAAGCGCACACGATGAACGGCAGTCGTGTGAGGCTCCAGCCGTCCGACGTGCTGCACGTTCCCGGCCTCGGCTTTGACGGTCTTGTGGGCTACAGCCCGATTGCAATGGCTAAGAATGCCATCGGCATGGCAATAGCCTGCGAAGAATACGGAGCTAAGTTTTTTGCAAACGGTGCGACTCCCGGCGGCATCTTGGAGCATCCCGGCGTGATTAAAGATCCGGAGCGTGTTAGAGAAAGCTGGAACTCTGCCTTCGGCGGCAGCTCTAATGCTAACAAGGTAGCTGTGCTGGAGGAAGGTATGAAATATACGCCTATCTCCATCTCACCGGAACAGGCGCAGTTTTTGGAGACAAGGAAGTTCCAGATCAATGAGATCGCACGTATCTTCCGCATCCCGCCTCACATGATCGGCGACCTTGAGAAATCGAGCTTCTCAAATATCGAGCAACAGTCGCTGGAATTCGTAAAATACACGCTCGACCCGTGGGTATGCCGCTGGGAACAGTCCATGCAGAGAGCCCTGCTCTCTCCGGATGAAAAGAAAAACTACTTCTTCAAATTCAACGTGGACGGTCTGCTCAGAGGCGACTACCAGAGCCGCATGAACGGTTATGCGGTCGGACGTCAGAATGGCTGGATGTCCGCTAACGATATCAGGGAGCTTGAAAACCTCGACCGTATTCCGGAGGAGGAAGGCGGCGACCTGTACCTGATCAATGGCAATATGACCAAGCTCAAGGACGCAGGCATTTTTGCGGTCTCGGCACAGACGCAGGAGAAAGCTGATGAAACGAAGGAAACACAAACCGAACCGGAACCCGAAGACGGGCGCACCCGGTTCAGAAAGAAGGAGGCACTATGACCAGAAAGTTTTGGAACTGGGTGCGAAACGAGGAGCCGGACAGTTTTGGCTCCGACCGAACACTCTACCTCGACGGGGAAATTTCCGATGAGACATGGTTCGGCGACGAAGTAACCCCCAAGCTATTTAGTGATGAACTGCATGCAGGCGATGGAAACATCACCCTCTGGATCAACTCTCCGGGCGGTGATGTTTTTGCTGCTGCGCAGATCTACAACATGCTGATGGATTACCCGCATGATGTGACGGTCAAGATTGACGCTCTTGCTGCTTCGGCGGCATCTGTTATTGCTATGGCCGGAACAAAGGTCTGCATGAGCCCCGTGGCCATGATGATGGTACACAACCCTGCGACCATCGCCATCGGTGATACCGAGGAAATGCAGAAAGCCATCGACATGTTAAACGAAGTCAAGGAATCCATTATGAATGCCTACGAAATCAAGTCCGGGCTTTCCCGCCACAAGATTTCACAGCTCATGGATGCTGAGACATGGATGAACGCCAAGGAGGCCGTGAAGCTCGGCTTTGCTGACGAGATTCTGTTCAGGGATGGAGAAAAATCTGTCCCGGAGGATACGGCTGACGCGGAGATGCTTTTCTCCCGCAAAGCTGTCACTGATTCGCTGCTTTCCCGACTGATTCCTAAGAAGAAGCCGGAAGCAAATAAACACATGGTACCAGTAACCGATCTTGAGAAGCGCCTTTCGCTTCTCGCACATTAAAGGAGGATTTTTACTATGACTCAGATTATGGAACTCATGGACAAGAGAGCGAAGGCATGGGAGGCCGCTAAGGCGTTTCTTAATAGCCACTCTCAGAACGGCGGCATGGTTTCTGCGGAGGATGCCGCAACCTACGACAAGATGGAAAAGGAAGTCACCGACCTCACCAAGGATATCGAGCGCCTGCAGCGTCAGGAGCAGATCGACAAGATGATGAGTGCACCGACTTCTACTCCGCTCACCGGAAAGCCCGGTGTAAAGGATGAACCGGAGGATAAGCCCGGCAGAGCTTCTGCAGCCTACAAGAAGGCCTTCTGGGACAACATCCGTCATCCCGGCAATCCTGCAATCCGCGATGTACTTGAGGAAGGAACCGATGCAAACGGCGGATACCTTGTTCCGATTGAATTCGAGCACACCCTTGTTCAGGCGCTTAATGAAAACAACATCATGCGTACTATCGGCTGCAAGGTCATTACCACACAGAACGAACGCAAGATCCCTGTGGCAAATGGCCACACGCAGGCGGCGTGGACTGCCGAGAACGGTGCCTACACCGAGAGCAATCCGACCTTCGCTCAGACCAGCATTGACGCTTTCAAGCTGACTGACCTCATCAAGGTGTCCGACGAGCTGCTTTCCGACAGCTTCTTTGATATCGAGGGTTACATCTCTGAGGAATTCGGTCGCGCCTTCGGTGAAGCTGAAGAGGATGCCTTCATCAACGGTGCTGTGCAGACCGGCCAGACGGCTATCGACAGACCTACTGGCCTGTTCATTCCTTCTGCCGCTGGTGGTGCTCCTTCCGGCGTTACCGCAGCTTCCGCTACGGCAATTACCGCCGATGAGCTGATCAGCCTTGTGTACTCTCTCAAGGCTCCTTATCGCAGCAAGGCGAAGTTCCTCATGAACGATGCCACTGTCGCAGCTATCAGAAAGCTCAAGGATCTGAACGGCGTCTATGTATGGCAGCCTGCACTTACTGCCGGAGAGCCCGACAGACTGCTTGGCTATCCG